GATCTTCCTCCTTTCGAGGAATTTGCAAGTATTCGTGCTGAACTTGCAGCTTCCCGAATCGATGCCATGGTTGAGTATGTAGAAAACTGTGAGGAGCAGGAATGCCCCTTGCTTGTTTTCTCCGCTCACCTTGCCCCTCTCGACGCTTTACTTTGCCGTGATGGTTGGGCAGTCATCTCTGGAGAAACCAAGCCTGAACGCCGTCAACAAATTGTTGACGATTTCCAAGCTGGTCGCCTCAAGGGTGTCGGCTTGACAATCCGTGCAGGTGGTGTTGGTCTTACTCTGACCCATGCCGCCAAAGCACTATTTGTCGATTTGGATTGGACTCCCGCTGCAAACTGGCAGGCAGAGGACCGAATCTGCCGAATCGGCCAAACAAAGTCCAGCGTGGAAATCATTCGCATGGTTTCCGACCATGAGCTTGATCTGCATATCCAAAATATGCTGATCGACAAGATCGACACAATTGTCAAGGCAATTGACAATACGGTGTCTGGTCAGGTCAACCCCGGTCGCTCTATCCACGATGAGCCTAAAGGCGAAACCGAGGAAGAGTATCAGGCTCGCATGCAGCGTCTTGCCAACTTTGAGCAAGAGCAAGATGCCAAGCTCAAAGAAGAAGCAAAGCAAAGGGCTAAGTCAAAGGTTGATGGTATTCATCGTCGTGAATCAGCGAAGGTGAAGTCTCAGCCTCTGCCACTCACTCCAGAGCGTTCCGAACAGGTACGCCGAGCATTCAAGTACATGCTCGGTGTATGTGATGGCGCTCAGGAAAGAGATGGTCAGGGATTCAATAAGCCCGATGCTTCAGTTGCTCATTGTCTTTTGACTGCTGGTCTAGAAAACCAGCAGGAACTTGAGGCGGCTCAAATGATGCTTTGCCGATACCATAGGCAGCTTTCGGCAAGTTATCCTTTGATTTTCCGAAACGCAGCCTGATTTTCCAAAAAGATGGGGGTCGTCACTTAAATGTGACGGCCCCCATCTTTTTTTTTGGTTTTTTTCCCCAATCTTGAGACAATGTTTACATTCATGCTTTTTCAAGATAATTTGAACTCACAAGGAGAATTTGATTGTGATCAAGGCTAAGAATTTTGTATGCCCCCGTTGTGGAGGGTCTGTTCCAAATGACCAAAATAAGGGCGATTATCCCGGTGCTTTGTCAAGAGTCACAAACCATGAAATATGCTCCCAATGTGGAATGGAAGAGGCAATCAGAGATTTCAACAAACTCGCTCCAATCGGACTTGGAGACTGGTACATTAACAAAAACAGGAATAAATAATTATGTTGATTAATGATGATTATCCCCCAAATAAAAACCACAACATCTCTTCCCTAGATCTTTCCTACCAACTCTCTATTCAAGAAATGGCTCTAAGCTTTCTGTCAAAACACTTTCTAAATCTTATTTTTGAAAATATGGAACATTACCTCCAAAATAAGGGTTTTGTTCCATATTTTTTGAACATGCATTTTTCTTCATCAAAAGAACATGGTAAAAATTGGGCTAGTCAGGCCATTCCTGAATTTGGCGAAAGGATGCATGACAGCTTTTCTTCCTCAGTATGCAAGTATTTGAAGAGAGACGCAAAGTTAGAAATTGACAGCTTGATTACATTTTCAAGTTGGATGATTGATGCTGAAAAGAGAAAAATTGTCACAGGAAAATATGACAAATTAGAAGCCGAAGCCAATATGCGCCGAAGCCTTGCTGATTGCATCTCTTGGCTGATGATTTCAATTTTGCCTTCTTATTGGAAGATTTATTTTGCTGATTCAGCAAGATATGCCACAATGGATGATCTCGACATCCCTATGACCATGATGGAAGAATTTACTCTGGAAAATAAAATCAACATTAAAACAAATATGCAAGAATCTTTTCTAAATTTCAGCAGCCCTAAAGAAGCTTTGAGGATTAGAAATGTGATTAACACTCAATATGAATTTTTGCAAATGAAACCTCCAAATACAGAAGTTCATTGCTTTCGTAAATCAGACGACAAACTAATTACTTGGGCTAATTTCCCAAATGAATTTACACATAAGATTTTAGACCCTAAAAATCTAATTCAAAGTTAACCATCATGAAAAATGACAATCAAAATCACGAAATTGCCAAGTCTTTGCTTTCAAAGCATGGACATGCTATTCTGAGGCAAAACATTCATAAGTGGACTGATTTGAGAGAAGTGCAAAGATGTTCGGTCATTATTCCAAAAGCAGTCAAGAATAAAATTGCAAAACTAAGTCCCGAAATAAGTTGGAAAGTAAGTGACGAATTGAAGAAATTAATTTTTGAAAAATTCCCAGAAAAATGGCGGATTTTCTTTATAACAGGAAAAAGATATGCTCTTGAAAGTGATATTATTCTTGACTCTCCTCCTTGGGATGATTATGAAAATATCTACGAGGGAATTCATGCTTATCAAATGATTTCTTATGCCAAGGAATTTTTCAAGAGTACCGAATCTCTTGGCATTAACATTGATGTTGAAATTCAGGGAATTGATCCTGATGGAAATGTCAATCCTTACTTGAAGCTTTACAAGTCTCAAATTAAATCAATTCGCATGGGGTTTTCTATATGAAGAATGAATTTGATATGATTGGTGTTACTGCTATCAAGTGTTGTCTAAAAAAAAATAGATGGGGATTTGATTATGAAGGCAAGTTTTATGACATGGCACCAGCTAATTTTACCGATTATATGCTGAATCCACTTGTAATCGGAGTTGACAGGCTTATAAATGTGGGTTGCAGCAAAAAGGGAATTGAAAACCCGGAAAAAGGAATAAACATTCTTTTTTCCCAAAATTATTTTCCTAATGCTGATGTTAAGTTCACTTATGATGAAATGAAGTTTGATGGTTGGATTTACAAGGTTGAAGAATTAAACTTGAAGGGTCTATTGCCGGGACAATGTGCTTGGATTTGCCCCTACATGGGCTTTTATTTTAAGAATCCTCCTGATATTATGTATATCAAGATGGAATCTGTTAATCCTTAACTCTCACGGGTCGATGACATGAAAATAATTTATGAAGATTCCACCAAGATGCACCAATGCATCTTCTGTAGGAATTGGGATAATTCATGTGTTAGATTCAAGATATTTATTTCAGAAAATTCAGATCATTTTGTGGATCATGTAAAAAAGAATATTCACCCATCTTATAGAACACTTGAGACATTCAAGTGTTCTATTTGTGATCATTGTCGCAAAAAGGGAGAAGATTCAGTTATCAGAGAAATTCATGCCTACATGGATGAATACATTGGCAACGAGCATAAATAACTTTAACCACGATGGGGGAAACATGAAGTGCTTTGTACATCTAGGTTTCGATCCTCTTCCAAAACAAGTTGATTCACCAGCTAAAGCAATTAATCTTGCAGAAGCTGTTCTTAAAGCAGAAAGCGAAGAAGAGCCTGACAGTAAAATGTTCATTCAATGGAGAAGGGACGAATTTTATCCGAATAATTTTCATGAATACAATATTGAAATATTACAAAAAGAATTGTCTTCAAAGGGATCAGTCGTTTTGCAGCTTGTTGACATCAACAATGAATTGCCATCATTAGGAAGATCAATCACAATTTTCACAGAAGAAGTTGAAAAAAAGTATGCAGAAGAAGCTGAAAACGCACTAGAAGAAGCCGAAGATGGCATGGAAATAAAAGCTTTAGATTTGCACGGTGAATCATTCTTGAGGCGTAGAACCCACTACAAAAAAAAATAAATTTTTCAAATTAGACCTTGCAATCGGACAATAAAATTATAGATTATCTTCATAGACGGCACTGGGCCGTTTTGGGCCACCCGTACTTGACAGATGGAATCTAGACGGGTAAAGATCGCAAGAGAGGGAATTAGCATGAATCGTTTCTCTTCAGTATTTGGAAATTGGGTAGGCATAGCATCAGCTTTTGCCGTGACATGTAGCATCGGCTACAACATTTTCCAAACAAACCAAATTACCAGATTGAAGGAAATCAACGAAATCTTCAAAGCGAAAGATTCGTTGATGAATGACAGTATGAATGAAATTCTGATGGCTCGAATCAGCGAAATTCGGGACAACATGTCCGAAATGAGTCGCAATCAGGGTAAAGTAGAAGGCATGGTCGCCGCCTCAATGAATATTGCTCCTGAACAAAATCAGACAAGTGCAATTTGGCATGAAGGTTACTATCGTGGCTTGAAGCAGGTTGCTGAAGTGGAAGAATCTGCTTACATTGCTGGTTACCATCGTGCTACTGACGACATGGGTTGCCCAGCAAGCGTTCGTGATAAAATGAACGCAGAAGCCACTCGTAAATATCAACTCGACAAGCAAATTGATGCTGAGAGCGAACAATTTAATATGGCCTTGGAAGAAGCCGAAAAGCGCCGTAAGAACATTGAGAATATGAAAAAGAACAGTCAGGCTAATCCTAACCCTCAGGAAAAAGAATCAAAGCCTGAGTCGAAGCCTGAAACTAAACCAAGCAGCGAAACCCAAACTAAGTAAAGGAATTGACATGGCCAAGGTCACTATTACTTTTGAAGACAAGAAC